CGCCCGTGACTTGTACGACCGCGAAGGTATAGACCGCAAGGGTAAAGATATTGACCACAAGGTGCCACTCAGCAAGGGTGGTAGTGCTGGCAAGTCCAACCTACGGTTGAAAACCGCGTCAGAGAATCGTTCGTTCAGCCGTAACAGTGACCATACTGTTAAAGTGAACAAGCCAAAGAAAAAGTAATTCGTAGTCTGTAAGGTGGGAGTGAGACTACGGGGGCTCTCTGTTGTTACCCTTTAACCCCACCAGCTAAAGCCTACTCCCCTTTCTAAATGTACTTAGAGTTGGTGATTTAGCCGATTGGCACCCGCAAGGTGCCACCCAAATCTTCAAACGACATTCGCGTTTGGAGTGATTTGCTATTGGAGAAGACATGGAAATTATTGAAGGTAGAGCATTAAAGCTCAAATTACGCAACCCACACAAGGTGTTAAGCGTCATCCCAAAAAGCACATTGCTGGAGGATGGCGACGTTAGTACAGTCATGGTGCATTGGGGTTTGGAAGAAGCGCAGGTACTTAAAAACTTACGTATAAAGAACGTACCCTCGCCCATTGTGTCCAAGTACAACTGGCCCGGAATCTACCAACCGTTCACCCACCAGAAACAAACATCCGCGTTCTTTACCCTGCACCGCAGGGCGTTCTGCTTTAACGAGCCGGGCACAGGCAAGACGCTATCGGTTACATGGGCGGCTGACTACCTGATGAACACCAAACACATCAAGCGTGTGCTGGTCATCTGTCCCCTATCCATCATGCAAGCCGCATGGCAGAACGACATCTTCAAAGGGGCGATGCACCGCAGGGTAGGCATAGCCTACGGCAGCAAAGAAAAGCGTACACAAATCATTAACTCCGATGCTGAGTTCGTCATCATTAACTTTGACGGTGTAGCCGTGGTTGAAGATGTCATAGCAAAAGCTGGGTTTGACATGATTGTGATTGACGAAGCGAACGCGTATAAGACGGCGACCACAACCCGCTGGAAGGTACTCAACCGCATCTTGAAACCCAACATGTGGCTGTGGATGCTGACGGGTACACCTGCTTCGCAGTCGCCCCTTGATGCGTACGGCCTAGCCAAATTAGTCAACCCCTCTGCTACACCCCGCAGTTTTACCATGTACCGCGACCAAGTGATGCACAAGATTACCGCGTTCAAGTGGGTGCCCAAGGTTACCGCAGAGCAGTCAGTCAGCGCACTGCTCCAGCCCGCTATACGCTTTACCAAAGACCAATGCCTTGACTTGCCCGACATGTTGTACACCGAGCGGGAAGTACCTCTTACCCCGCAGCAGACCAAGTACTACGACAAGTTACGCAAGGTTATGGCGGTGCAAGCGGCGGGTGAAGAAATCACGGCAGTCAACGCAGCAGCTAAGTTAAACAAGTTGCTGCAAATATCTTGTGGCGCTGTGTATACAGACAACGACGAGGTGGTGTCGTTCGATGCCAGCAACCGCATCGCCGTGCTGAAAGAAGTAATCGACGAGTCCACCAACAAGGTACTTGTGTTTGTGCCGTTTAGGCATTCGATTGAAATTCTGTACGACACCCTGCGTAAAGATAACTACACGGTAGAAGTAATCCACGGGGGCGTGCCAGCAGGCAGGCGTACCGATATCTTCAAACGGTTTCAAGAAGACGCTGACCCACGGGTGCTTGTCATACAGCCCCAAGCAGCATCACATGGTGTCACCTTACACGCTGCAAACACAGTGGTGTGGTGGTCGCCTATTACTTCCTATGAAACATACGCTCAAGCAAACGCCCGTATACATCGGGCTGGGCAGAAGAACAAATGTTTAGTTGTAAAACTAATGGGCAGTCCAGTAGAAGCTAAGTTGTACAAGGCTCTCGATAGCAAAGAGCAAGCGCAATTTAATTTGATGGAACTTTACAAAGATGAGTTAGAAAGAACTTGACAAAGTAAAGTTGTGGTGTATTATTAACCAAAACAACGAAAGGAAAGACATGGACATAACTGCCGATAGACTTGTAAGGGTCTATATAAAAATGCGCGATAAGCGTGCTGAAATCAAAGCTGCGTACGAAGCGCAAGACAACGACATAAAAGAACAGATGGAGATGGTTGAATCTAACCTTCTTGAAATCTGCAAGACGACTGGTGCTGAAAGCATCAAGACCGCGCATGGCACAGCCATTCGTTCAATGAGTACCCGCTATTGGACAGGTGACTGGGGGTCTATGCATAAGTTCATCCGTGACAACGATGCGCTTGACCTTGTTGAGCGGCGTATATCGCAACTCAGCATGAAAAACTTCCTACGTGAAAATCCTGATCTCTTACCGCCGGGGCTTAACGTAGACAATAAATATACAGTAACTGTAAGGAGAGCTTAATTGGAAACTGCACTTACGTTGGCACAGGTGGCAAAGCTTTTGCAAGTCGCCCCGTCAACCATCCACGCTTTGATTCGGGAGAAAGACCCAGTCAAACGTATCCCGTATGTTCGCGTTGGCAAGAGTTACCGATTCTTTGCCAGTGAACTTTCTCGCCACTTCAACATGAACATTGACATTCTCAAGGAGCCCACAAATGTCTGAACTCACTCTGTTTTCTCAAGGCGGTAACGCCCTTCCAGCACACTTCCAAAACTTGGAACTCGATGCAACAACCAAAGCCCTGATGGGTGGCGGCGGTAGCGGCAAGCGTGTGTCTATCCGTGGCGGTGTATTCCGCATGATTGTTGGCGGTAAAGAAGTTGCACAAAACGACGACCGCGCCATGAACGTAGTTGTGGTTCGCTCTGCTGAGAAGACCTCACGCAGCTACTACGCTGGCACTTACACAGAAGGTCAGAACTCTGCACCCGTGTGCTGGTCTAACGATGGCGTTGCGCCTGACAAGTCTTCAAAGAATCCGCAGTCCCCCAACTGCCAGAACTGCCAACAGAACATCAAGGGTTCCGGTCAAGGCGACAGCCGTGCTTGCCGTTTCAGCCACCGCATCGCGTTGGTCTTGGAGAACAATGTCGGTGGTGATGTGTACCAACTCACCTTGCCAGCCCAGTCAATCTTTGGCACAGGCGACAACGGCAAGATGCCGCTACAGCAGTACGCCAAGTTCTTGGGTGGACACGGTATCCCCGTGACTGCGGTTGTGACAGAGATGCGTTTCGATACAGCAAGCGCCACACCGAAGTTGACGTTCAAGGCTGTACGCCCATTGAGCGTTGAAGAGATGGCGACTGCTAAGAGCCAAGGCCAAACACCTGATGCGTTGAATGCAGTTGTGATGACTGTTGCTCAAGTGGATGGTACGGATGCTTCCGCGCCAGCGTTACCTATCACCTTTGCTAAACCCACTGCGGTAGAAGAGCCGACCAAAGAGCCAACGAAAGTTGCTACCAAGAAAGTTGAGACGAAAAGCGTAGCTAGTGTCCTTGATGCGTGGGCTGACGACGATATTGCCGAGTAAATTTATGGGGGCTTCGGCCCCCAACCACAAGGAATCATATGATTGGCTATTCACTATCAACTGTTCATAAGAACAAGCAAGCAGACATAAAGAAGATAGGTGTACGTATCGGGCGCAAATGCATCAAACTTGGTATCCCAGTATCAGAGGTTGCAAAAGTAGCAGGGGTAACTACTGTAGCGGTGTACAACTGGTTTGCGGGAGACTTCAATCCCAAACAAAAGTATGCAGACAAGGTACTTGCATACCTTGAAAAGTATTAAGCTAACCGTCTCTAAAAAGTCGGGCCTTCATTGGCTCAAGATAAACACCCCCTGCGAAAACCCACGCCATGACAAAAACAGAATTTCTAACCGCAGTGCTTGCCGATACAGGCACGTACTGCGCAGTTGGAATAATGCAAGGCAAGATTCGCACACGGTTTACAAATGACATTCCCACACTCGTTACTGAGATTGAAACTATCCACGGTGCTGGCGCAGACGCGTACTTCGCGATGTCTTCGTTCGAGCAAACAATCAACCCACCACGTAGGTTGGCGGCAAACGTATCAGTCATCAAGTCGTTCTGGCTTGACCTAGATTGCGGGCCAACAAAAGCCTACCCCACGCGGGTCGATGCGATAGCAGCACTCGGTCAGTTCTGCACTGACCTTAATCTCACACAACCCATATGCGTTAACTCCGGCAACGGGCTGCATGCGTACTGGGTGCTAGACGAAGCAATACAGAAAGACATTTGGATTCCCGTAGCGAAGCGCCTAAAAGAAGTTTGCCTAGAACGACAGCTACACGCTGACCCGTCATGCACCACAGATGCTGCCCGCATCTTGCGTGTGCCAGACACCACACACTTTAAAGACCCAAGCAACCCCCTGCCTGTCGAGTACATCGCTGGCGAGGGCAAGATTGATTTGATAGAGTTTGCAAAAGCCTTGGGTGCGCCAGCCATCCAAACTACTGACAGCTTACCCTTTGAAGTCCCAGAACACCTCAAGGCCGAGGGGCTGGACGAAACTACCAAAAGCCTGATTGGCAAGAACAATACGTTCCGCTTTCAGAAAATCATTGCCCTTAAAGTCGAAGGCTGTGCGCAACTCACCCGCATACTGGAAGACCAAGGCAACATAGACGAACCTTTGTGGCGGGCTGGCTTATCGGTTGCGCAGCATTGCATTGACCGTGACTCTGCCATCCACGACATCTCCAACATGCACCCTGCGTACGACAGGGGGCAGACAGAGTACAAGGCGGGTCTGACCAAGGGCCCATACACCTGCGGTATGTTCGATACCTTGTACCCCAACACCTGTGGGTCATGCAAGCACAAGGGTAAGTTTGGTTCGCCCATTGTGTTGGGAAAAGAGATTGAAGCAGCTACAGAAAAAGATAACCTAGTAGAAGACATAAACGCGGACACGAACGACAAGCGGGTGTACCAAATACCTGCGTACCCTTTTCCGTTTTTCCGTGGTAAGTACGGTGGTATATACCGCAAAGCCGATGCGGGCCAAGAAGACGGGCAAGACAAGTTAGTCTACGAGAACGATTTTTATGTGGTCAAGCGAATGTTTGACCCAGCTTTGGGGGAAGTATTGTGGATGCGGTTGCATCTGCCAAGAGATGGAGTGAGGGAGTTTTCGATACCTCTTACATCGGCGCTTGCCAAGGACCGCTTTCGCGATGCGATTGGGGAACATGGTGTAGTAGCCCTTGATAAAGGCGTAAACGAACTCATGTTTTATGTATCACGTTGGGTAAAGGAATTACAGAATATGGAACAAGCAGAAAAAGTTAGAACACAATTTGGCTGGACAGACGAAAACACTTTCGTCTTAGGGGATAGAGAAATCACCCCTGCTGGGATTAAATACAGCCCGCCATCAACCGCCATCATGCAGACCTGCGGCCTGCTGGGTAAGAAGGGTGACTTGGAAGAGTGGAAGTCAGTCGTTAACTTCTACGACAACCCCGGCATGGAAGCGCAAGCCTTTGCGTTTCTACTGGGCTTTGGCACACCGTTGCTGAAGTTCACGCAGGTGCGTGGGGGTATCGTTAACCTGCTGAGTGGTAGTTCGGGTACGGGCAAGTCAACCGTGCAGATGGCTATCAACAGTATTTGGGG